TGGTGCGCCGGCAACGCGCGCATCGTGCCGACGCCGACCGGGATGCGGATTGCGCGTGATGATTCCGGCTACGGAAAGATTGATCCCCTCATGGCGACGTTCAACGCCTCGGCGCTGATGGCGCTCAATCCGACGCCGCAGAAGCGGCCGGAAGTCCGATTGTTTTTCGCCTGACAAAAACGCCGTGAGAGCATGACGATCGGGGGGCTGACTCACGCTCTCACGATCATGCCACCGCGTGGTTGTTATCGCTGTGGTTGCGGCGGCTGATTGGGGTTCGGTTTACCCGGATTAGGGTTCTGCGGATCTGGTTTTGGATTGTTCGGATCGTTGCCCATCGCGTCACACCTGCTGCTCTGCCCACCTGCACCAAGACAACATCGCAGCGGCCAGCAAAGTTCCTGAGAGGCCACCACCATGTTGAACCGGGCATACAGCCTGCTTGAGATCAAGCAGGTCGACGAGGACGCGCGCATCATCACCGGCATGGCATCGACGCCGACGCCGGATCGGCTCGAGGATGTGGTCGAGCCGACCGGTGCGCAGTTCAAACTACCGTTGCCGTTGCTGTGGCAACACGACTCAGGCAACCCGATCGGCCACGTCACTCATGCCAAGGTCAGCAAATCCGGCATTGAGATCGTCGCCAAGATTGCCAAGGGTGTGACCGCTGAGATCGACCGCGCCTGGTCGCTGATCAAGGCTGGGCTGGTTCCTGGCCTCTCGATCGGGTTCAAGCCGATCGAGTTCTCGTTCATCGAAGAGACCGACGGCATTCGCTTCATCAAATGGGACTGGCTCGAGCTCAGTGCCGTGACCATCCCGGCGAACAGCGAAGCCACCATCGCCACCGTGAAATCGATCGACACTGCGCAGCGGGCCGCGTCCGGCCAAGCAAAGCCGCGTCGTGTCGTTCATCTCAACCCACCCGGCGCCTCGGGACATCCTCAACGGAAGTCCACCCAGGAGGGTGTAGATATGAAAACCATTGCAGAGCAGATCACTGCGCTTGAGGCCAAGCGGGCCGCCAGCGCGGCGCGCATGGAAGCCGTGATGCAGAAGAGTCTCGACGAGGACCGCACGTCAGACGCGGGCGAACAAGATGAGTTCGATACCCTCGCCGGTGAAGTCGAAGCCCTAGACAAAGATCTCGTGCGGCTGCGCAAGATCGAGCAGGCCAAGGCGTTCGCGGCCAAGGCGGTGAAGGCCGAGAGGACCGAGGACGGCTCCGCCGCGCGTGGCGGAGCGATCATCGTCAAAGCAAAGCCGACACTCGAACCCGGCATTGAATTGGCCCGGCGGGTGAAAGTCAAAATCATCCAGCGAGTATCAAGCGAGCGTGCGTCAGATGTTGCCGCGGCGATGTACGGAAGCGACAGCGAAGTCGCCGCGTTCTACAAGGCTGCCGTTCCCGCCGGCACGACCATCTCGGGCAGCTGGGCGGCCAACCTCATCGGTGCAGAGACCGGGGGCGCGGCGGTCGCGGCTTTTCTCGAGTATTTGCGTCCGAGGACGATCTTGGGGCGCTTCGGCACTGGTGGCGTTCCGGCTTTGACTTCGGTCCCATTCCGCGTTCCGATCGTTACACAGACCGGCGCCGGTGCTGGCTATTGGGTCGGGGAATCGAAAGCAAAACCGTTAACGTCGTTTGCCTTCACACGAACCACGCTTGCACCGTTGAAGGTCGCGAACATCTGTGTGCTGAGCATGGAGAACATCAGGTTCAGCGATCCGAAGTCGGATGCGATCGTGCGTAATCAACTGGCGGAAGCATTGCGGGCAAGACTCGACACCGACTTCATCACTCCGTCAAAGACCGCAGTGACGAATGTATCGCCGGCCTCGATCACCAACGGCGCGGCAACGATCATATCGTCGGGCGATGATTCCGACGCCATTCGGTTGGATATTCGCTCGCTGCTCGCAAAGTTCAATGCGGCGAATAATCCTCCTTCGAGTGGCGTGTTTATTATGACATCAGCTTGTGCTCAGGCACTGGCAATGATGGTCAATCCGCTCGGTCAGCAGGAATTCCCAACCATGGGCGCAACCGGCGGAACAGTCTACGGCATGCCGGTTATCGTGAGTGATTATGTCCCCGCTGCGCTTGTTGTGCTGGTCAATGCCACGGATGTCTTCCTGGCGGATGATGGCGATGTTTCCGTCGATACCAGCATGGAAGCATCGCTGGAAATGTCGGACGCGCCGGCGCACGATTCGAGTACGCCGACAGGCGCTTCCCTTGTAAGTCTTTGGCAAACAAATTCGGTTGGTGTCAAAGCCGAGCGAGTCATCAACTGGATGCGCGGCCGGACGCAGTCGGTTGCGTATCTGACCAGCGCTGATTGGGGCGGCCCGGTCCACACCGCGTAATCCAGGACCACCTCGCACCTGGGGGCGGGCCGGCCTCCTCTGTCCGCCCCCATTTTTCGGAGATGATGCCGATGAAAATGCGCAAGCTGATGGCGACCAAGCCGCACAAGTACGGCACGCGGCATTTGACCGCCGGCGAGGAATACGAGGTGCCGGTGCGGCATGCGATCGCGCTGGTCGCGGGCAGGAAGGCGAAGTTTGTACCGGACAAGCCGGTGCGCGCAGCAAAGGTCGAGCAAAAATTCGTATCTGATTCCGACGATAGCATTGGCGGTGCTGCAACGACGGAGGCGGCCATCGACAGCCTGCGTGTGGAAGCCACGCAGCTCGGCATCGACGTCGACGGGCGCTGGGGCGTGGCCCGGCTGCAGCACGAGATTGCACAGGCAAAATCCTGATGAGGATCTTCGGTCTGCCGATCCCATTCACCGGCGAGAAGCGCAAGGCGCTAAACTCGCTGCCGACGGATCGCGGCGGCTGGTATCCACTGATCCGCGAGCCATTCAGCGGCGCCTGGCAGCGCAACATGGAGATCAATGTCGATACCGCATCGTCGTTTCATGCCGACTTTGCGTGCAAGACGCTGATCGCCCGCGACATTGCCAAGCTGCGGGTGAAGCTGGTCGAGAGAGATAAGAACGACATCTGGTCGGAGACGACAAACCCAGCCTTCAGCCCGGTGCTGCGGCGGCCCAATGATTATCAAACCCGGAATCAGTTCTGGGAAAGCTGGGTGCTCTCGAAACTCTCGCGCGGCAATACCTATGTGCTCAAGGTGCGCGATAATCGCCAGGTGGTGACCGCCCTGCATGTGCTCGATCCGACGCGGGTGCAGCCGCTGGTCGCCGACGATGGCAGCGTGTTCTACCGCTTGAGCAGCGACAACCTCGCCGACATCGACGACATCATCGTGCCGGCGCGCGAGATCATCCACGATCGCTTTAACTGTTTGTTTCACCCACTGGTCGGTACGCCGCCGGTGTTTGCCTCGGGGCTATCCTCGATGCTCGGCATCAATGCGCAGAAGACATCCGCGCTGCTGTTCGAGAATGCCTCGGTGCCCGGTGGTCTGCTTATTGCACCCGGCGACATCAGTGATGTCGAGGAAAAGCGCATCAAGGAGGAATGGGAACAGCGGTTCTCGCGGCGCAATCTCGGTCGCGTCGCCGTCCTCAGCGGCGGCATGAAGTACGAGAAGATGGCGATGACCAACGTCGAAGGACAGATGATCGAGCAGTTGAAATGGTCGGCCGAGGTGGTCTGCAGCGTCTACCATGTGCCGCCCTACAAGGTCGGCGTCGGCGTGCTGCCGACCTACAATAACGTGCAAGCTTTAAACGTCGAGTATTACTCGCAAGCGCTGCAGTCGCACATCGAGGAAATGGAGGAGCTGCTCGACGCGGCACTCAGCATCGGTGTCGGCGAAGGTCTTGGCACCGAGTTCGATACCGACAACCTGCTGCGCATGGACACCGTCACCCAGGTCACCGCCATTCGCGATGCGGTCGGCGCCGGCGTGATGACCCCGAACGAGGGCCGCGCCAAGCTCGAGCTCAAGCCAGTCACTGGCGGCGCTTCACCATATCTGCAGCAGCAGAACTATTCGTTGGAGGCGCTCGCTAAACGCGACGCGCAGGACGATCCGTTCAAGCCGGCAACGCCGCCAGCGCCGCCGCAGCCGGATCAAGCAGCGCCGCCTGATGTACCGCCGTCCAAGCCAGCAGCCAAGGAATGGGAGTTTGATGAGCAAGATATGCAGTGGCTTGCTCTGGATTTGAAGGCCATCAACTCCGCGCTCGCCGCCTGATCGCGAGATCACCATGGATCGCAACACAATTACTACGATCGCTAAAAGTATAGTCCCGTTCGTGCGAGAGGTTGTGAGCGACGCCGTGACGCCGCTCGCTGCACGGCTTGCCGACCTCGAGGCGCGGCCGGTCGAGAAGGGCGAACGCGGCAGCGACGGATCAACAGGACCGGAAGGGGCGCCTGGCCCGAAAGGCGACAGTGGCGAGCTTGCAGTGCTGCCGCCCGAGCTCGCCGACCAGGTCGCGAGCGCAATCCGTCTGCTGCACGAGTCGCCGCCGCTCGAACAACGAGAGCCCGGCAACTCGTAAATGTCGCAGCAGATTATCAACATCGACGAACTGCCGCCCAATGATGAGATCCGTATCTCGTTCGACAAGTGCAATAAGAATTTTACCGAGCTTTATGAGGACGTCGACGAGCTAAACGATCGCATCGATCGCATTCCAACCGCGCCCGGTGGAGGCGGCGGGAGCAGCGGAAGCGGCAATGGTGACGGGGAGCAAGGCCCGCCGGGACCGCCAGGACCAGAAGGGCCGCCGGGCCCGCAAGGCGATCCCGGCCCGACAGGGGCGACCGGATCACCGGGACCGAAGGGCGATCAAGGCGACACCGGCCCGCAAGGCCCGACCGGCGCCACCGGCGCGCAAGGGGTGCCCGGCGCGACCGGCGCGCAAGGGCCGCCCGGAACAGCCGGAATACAGGGACCGCAGGGTGATGAAGGGCCGCAAGGTCCGCCTGGTGTTGTTTCGGCGAGCGCGCCGTTATCGTTCAATTCCGGCACCGGCGCGCTATCGATCGATCTCTCGGCCTATCAACCGCTCGACGGCGATCTGACCGCGATCGCGGCGTTGACCGGCACCAACGTCATCTATTACCGATCGGCCGCCAACACCTGGGCCGCGGTCACGATCGGCGCCAACCTGACATTCAGCGGCGGCACATTGGCGGCGAGTGCCGGCGCGCCAGTCGGTGCGGAGTACATCACCTCGACGGCCGATGCGACGCTGACCAGCGAGCGGGTGCTGACCGACACCGCGACGGTGACGTGGGATCGCGCGACCGCGGGACAGATCAAGGCAAATGTCGCCGGAGGGGGAACGTCCGCGCCGCAAGGACGGCTGACGCTGCAGTCAAGCGTGCCGGTGATGACGACGACGCAGTCGGCGAAAACGACGATTTATTACACGCCATATGTCGGCATCCAAATCCCGATCTTCGACAGCACCAGCTTCGTGATGACGGCGTTCGCCGAAATCTCGGTTGCGACTACGGACACCTCGAAGAATCCGGCAGCGATCGGCGCAAGCAAAGTCAACGACTGGTTCGTGTGGAATGATGGTGGGACATTACGATTGACGCACGGTCCGGACTGGACCAACGACACCACGCGATCGGTGGCGCTGAATTACATCTCGGGTCTTTGGACCAATAGCTCGACCATTACCAATGGTCCGGCGACCAATCGTGGCACCTATGTCGGCACCACGCGCAGCAATGCATCGTCGCAGCTAGATTGGAAATACGGCACGGCGGCAAATCCTCCTGGCGAAACCTGGTTCGGCGTTTGGAACGCCTACAATCGCGTGGACGTGGCGGGGTTTTGTGGCGATACGACCAGCAACTGGACCTCCAGCAATGTTACGCCTCATTGCGCCAATGCCGCCGGTTCTGCAAGCGGCCTGACATATCGGGCAAGTTTTATCGTTGGTCTACAGGAAGACAGCCTGCTTGGAGTATATTCGACGCACGCTGCTTTGAGCGCCACTAATGGCGGCACGATTGGTATCGGTTATGACTCGACCTCGGTGTTCTCCACCAGCGGCAGCGCGCAGGCCGCAAGCACCTCGCTGCAATCGGCAGTAACGGCACAGATTGCGATCGCACCGGCGGCCGGCTGGCATTTCATGCAGGCGCTGGAGGCGGCAACTGCGGCCGGTACGGCTGCATTTTACGGCTCTTTCCAGCAATCTCTGTCCAAATTATTTCTCGGTTACCGGATGTAGCGCATGGACGCGATCACGCTGCACGACGCCATCGCCGAAGTCTCGCCTGTCACCAGCACAACGGTCGGCAATGCCGATGATCGCGCGACTTGGGCCTGGGTGCCGGGAGCCAATGCGACACAGCCGCAGATCGACGCCGGCAATAATGTCATCGCCACCATTCCGATTGCGATCAAGGCAACACTTGCGAGCAGCGAGTTCATTGGTCGGTTTACTAACGCAGAGTATCGCGCAGCGACCGCAACCACTTGGCGGCAAACCGGGGGCAACGCCAAGAATTGGGATGTCGTGGCGTTCGATCCGGTCATCAATATGAACAAGAAAAAAGTGACGACGCTAAAAACATCGCTCGTTGCTGACGGCATCCTGACGCAAGCCCGCGCCGACGAGATTTTCAGTTAGGACGCAAAGCGATGATCCCCGCTCCGCAATATACGCTGATCGAAGGGTTCGGCGTTTGCCTGGCCATGTGCCAGCGCGCCTTGGCCGAGGTGCGGGCACTGGCGCGCTTGCCGGGACCGCCGGGCGACACCGGGCCGGAAGGCAAGCCTGGGCAGCAGGGCGAGCCCGGCGAGAAGGGCGAGCGCGGCGAACCTGGCGCCATGGGACCGGCCGGCCTCGAGGGCAAGACCGGCGAGCGTGGCCAGAAGGGCGAGCCCGGCCGCAATGCCGCCGACCTGACCTATCTGCAGGACTATGCCGCCGAGCAAGTTAGCCGCGCCGTCAAGACCTCCACCATCACCTCGCCGGACGGTGGCCGCACGTTGCGCTGGGCCGTCGGCGACACCGTGCATGAGATCAAGACCGCGATCGTGCTCGATGCCGGGGTATGGAAGGAAGGCACGACCTATGTCCCCGGCGATGGCGTCACCCTTGGCGGCTCGTTCTTCATCGCCCAGGCCGAGACATCAGCCAAGCCCGGCAAGTCGGACGACTGGCGCCTCGCCGTCAAGCGCGGCAGCGACGGGCGCGACGCGCGGTCGGACGAGAAACGCGCGCTCGAGCCGCTCAGGTTGAAATAATGCATTCCATCCTCGAAATTCTCAGCGAGGCGACCGACAGCGCCGGGCCTGACCTGATCAGCCTCGCCGACCTCAAGCTCGCGCTCGAGATCGAGGGCACGACGGAAGACGCCGCGTTGCAGGCCGCCATCACCATGCAATCACGCCTCATTGCAGAATATTGCAATCGCCGCTTCGGCCTGGCCGAGGCGCTGGAGACCTTCACCTTCGATCGCAACGAGAACCTGCTGCCGCGGCAGGCGCTGACGCTCTCGCTTTATCCGGTGGTCGAGATCGCCGAGGTCTCGGCCGCGGGCGCCACCGCCGCTGACTATGACTTCGATCCCGCCAGCGGTCGGCTGTGGACCAGCGGATGCTGGGCCGAGACCGTGGTCGCCGTGCTCTATAGCGGCGGCTA